CTTTTTGTGCTGTCCAAAACCTAGAACGGCCTTACAAGAATGATTACCGCATCGTAACTCGTAGAATGCATTACCGTCCACTTCGCGTGTTACGAATCGTAAATTAGAATTGCCGCACACTCCACACTTATCTTCGCCAAAAATTTCTTGAATACTTGCTAGTTCTCCAAATAGATCCTTTTGGCTTTTTGACTCAACTTCAAATGACAGCTTATCGCTGATGTTATAAATTACTTTCATACTTCTCTCCAATTAGGGTCATAACCTTTAATACTCTCAGGAATAGTACCTAAATCTTGCTGATACTTAGACAATACTCCGGGTATTTGTTGGGCATCAGAATAAGGAACCTTCGCTATATTATCGCTATCAAGACCCATACTGTCAAGTAGTTTCTTTACATTTATATCTAAAGAAGAACACTTATGAGAGAGGAATCCGATCTGTGTCGAAGTGATACTGTTATCTTCTGCAACATCAACCGGAGCTTCGTCAGCCGTAATTGTTTTTCTAAGCTTTAGTGCCTTACGCAAAGCACGACCTTCCGCCTTGGTTTCGGCCACAGCAATTAAGTGATTTCTATATAGCTTATCAGTATTGCCCCAATAAGCATCACTAGAACCTACGACTTTGAAAATAGGCTTATCTGACATATGCATAGCAGCTTTAGGAACAAAGGTTAAAGTAACTTGTGCAGATGCTCGGTTTTCATTTTCCTTGGTGGGAACCTGAATAATAGTTGTTTCGTTACCTATCAAAAATACCTCAAGAGCCTTCTCAAATATTCTACGCAAACCATCGGTTGTGGGATTACCATTAAAGAATTCATCTTCTGTTAATAGAGATAGCACATAGTCAGTCCACTCAACATCATGAACCGAAAGAATCTTCTTTTCTTCTGTTGTTTCTACTGTTGCTGTTTTGTTTTTCACCATTTATCAATCTCCTATTTCTATGTTTCTATCCCCAGGTTCGGGAAACTTAAGCTCTATCTGTTTAATCTCTATCAATAGTTTATCTAGTATTTGGGAGGCTCTGGTTTTTGAGAAGTCTTTTTGTTGTTTGATTCTTATAAGAACCATACCTTTACCTAAAATCAACCCGCTCTTTTTATTGTCATATTTAATATTCTTATCCAGAGCATCCTGTCCCCAAATGGGAGAAAAATGACTTGGGCCGTCAATTTCGATTGCTACGTTCATTGTAGGTAGGAACAGGTCAATTTGCAACTTGGTCGTTAAAAGAAACTGCTCTTTATGAAACTCAACCCTATATCCCTCTTTTAATAGGGCGTTATGTAAGTATTTCTCTAACTTTGTTCCCTCGTCGCTAGCTTTACGAACAGCTAAATTGGCCTTATGAGTAAAGTTCGCCTTCTCATCCTCTGATAATCTGTCCCAATTTTCTTTAGCTTTTAACTTTCGACCATTTAATGCCTCCTCGGACATATTCTCCCAGGATTGCATTATACCAGCCCCGATCTTCTGCTTAACTTCTTCTGATCGTTTTTCACCCTTTGTGGGATGTTTATGGCGACCACATTCTAAAGCTAGTTTTTGAGCTTCACTTTTATTCCTGATTTGTATTTTAAGTTTTATAGCGTCTCTTCTGATTCTATTAGCATATGTATCTGTTAGATCTGCTATTTCGGCAAAACTCATAAGTTTACCAATATAACAGTCTTGTATCAGGGTTTGCTTCTCATTATCTGACATTTTTTCATAGGATTTCATATAAAGTATCCGGGTTAATTTGATTAATAAATTTGCAATTAGAATTCCAAGTATTGTTAATAATATCTTTAGCTAGCATATTATCTGTGAATATTTGTACTCTTGGATTGTTGAAGAATCTATTCCATGTAGAATATGGGACGTTCTTATTTCTCATCCATGGTAAATCTGCATTCTGATAAAATAGTATTTTTTCTAGATTAGGAAAAGTTGGTGGTGAAGTAATTAAATCTAATGTAATCAAGTCCCACACAAACAAAGACCCAAAATAGAACTTTGCCTCATGCAGTGGTAGTATAGTGAAGAACTTTGGTTGATTCATAGCTACTGAAAAATCGGGCGTAAATAAGCTAAAATTAATATCTGCCTTGTAGGCTAATCCATTTAATAGATGAGCAACATTGCTATCATTATCTGTCTTTGTTTCTATTAAGATACTTCCTACATTCTTACGCATTTTTGAATTACCTCTGACGGTTTAATAATTTCTGGTTTGGAAAATGTTTTGGCATTAGAATAGTTTTTTGATTCTGATAGATTGAGTATTTGTTTCTCCATCATAATTGCATCAATTATATATTGATTGCTAATATTGATATAGATATCACACCCATAAATCATATTAAGTATTTCTTGTTCAGATGCTATCCCTATATTTTGAGGATGATTAAAACTGGGACAATTTACTAGTTTTACTATAGCATCTTTAAACTTAGGATAAGTAATAGACTCTAGTAATAAATTGTTAGATGTATTAGAATTGTCTAAATCACAAAAATAATAATTACTATCAATACCAGAACTAGATGCAGTATGGTATTCATTATACAAACTAAACGAGTTTGGGTCAATCTGTATCGTTTTTAGTTTATTACTTTTTCTACTAGAAACATTCGTAGTAATAATCTTTGTGTGGAAGTTCTTATTTAAGGAATCTATTTTTTGAATATTGTCTTTATATTGATTATTATTCAATACTATATAGTTAGGGTTATAGTTATTGATTATTTGTTCCATAGATGTTAGATCAAAAACAGTAATATCAAATCCAGCAATCTTTGCTAGTGCTTGTGTTAATAAAACTGTTGCTCTGTCTGAGCCTATCGGACTACAAAAAACGCTCATTATACGTTCACCTTATGATTGATAATTTTGTCTACTTTTTTGTTTTCTATTTCGGAATGCAAAAACTTTATATCCTTATCTATCAAGTAGTTAAGAATTTCAAATAAGAACATATTTCTCATCTTATCATCCACAATGTTTTTTATTTTGAGTAGATCCTCTTTGGTTAAAAAGAAGAATTCGGCCCAATTATTTGGTAAATCATAGAATAAATTGATTACATTATTATCTTGACTAATACTTCCTATATTGAATTTCTTATTGAATTTATTGAGAATAGGAATATATGACTGTTTGCTATTGTACAAAGAAGAACAACATACTCCATCATCAAAAATAAAACATTTATTATTTATTACTTTAAGAGCCTCTAATAAAGCACCACCATTATTCTCCTTTTCATAATTTTCATGTGATATAAAATTCACATTATCATATTCATCTTCTATGATCGTTTTAATTTTCTTACTGTTGAATCCCACTACTACATAAATATTAGCTCTTGGTTTTTGTTTTTTGATGGAGGCTATTTGGTGCAGAATAAAAGGTTTGTTTGTTTTGCCAATGGGCACAATTGATCGCGGTCCATAACTCTTCATTCCCTTAGCAATCCCGCTACATAGTAATACTACGTCTATCATTGTATTGTCACCGATAAATATTGGTCGATATTATTCTCATCAAAAAGATTAAAAACAGTAATAGAATGACATTTTTGATTCTGTTCATTTCGATATAATCTAAAAGGAATTACGCAACCAGCATAGGGTATTTTCCCTTTAGAATTTGTAATCGGAGTTATGATAGGTTTTAATGCAGACAAGAATGTGAGGGCGTCATTTACAGTATTTAGGTATGATTCTGGTAGTGGTTGATTATCCCAAATCATATAGAATCTGGTATTATTTTTACCAATATTGGTGTCCAATACGAAATCCACCGTTTTAAAATTATCTAATTCCTCCAACATATTATGCAATTTCCATGCACAAACATTGTATTTTTGTAGTAGAGCTACGATGTCTTCTGATTGTAGTTGACTATTTATCGGTTTCACAATAGAAATATAAGAAGGAACAGTAAATGATTTCTTCAAGTATTCTAGGTTCTTTTCCAGAGTGTCGATATCATTATTGTCTAAGAAATAGATTAAATAGATACCAGCATTATTACCCTTAATGGCTCTTTCTTGCTTATCTTCTTTAGAGAGATCAGTTAGTGCGTCTTTACTAATTCCCACAGGACACAAGAAATTAGTGATAGTATTATCTATAAAATTCTCTACCGTATAAATATCAGGATATTGATTTCTTAATTTTTCTGGAATATCTAACTCACAGATTCCATTAAAAAAATCACAAGCATCACAATTTGTTGTTGGAGTCTTATTTGTTTGCATAAGTTATGTAATCCTCTTCCACAAGAACACTAGGATTTACCCTAGCAATTTCTGACATATTATTATTTTCTATTTGAATATTTATATTGTCTATGATATTATGAATATTAAATGGTCTAGTTTCTAGTTTATCAAATATGAATCCTCTTTGAGCAAATCCTATTTGTTTTAATAGAGAGTATTTAGATAAAGAATCATTCATTTTTTCTAGATAATGCTTATGTATATGATACATGACTTCCATCATATTAGCACTACTAGGTAGATTTTCTTTTTCTATTTTTGGTATCAAATTTGGTATCGGATTATTCCATAAGTGCTGGGTAGACTCTGCTTCATCTATATGTTTCATCCAAGATAAAACAATCTTATCCCAATCGTAGTGTTTCTCAACCAACTCTCTTGTATTATAACCTATCTTTTTACGAATAGGTCTGGGCATATTTATCAGATTAATAGCCTTTTCAATAAAGTCATTTTCGTCTGGATATACTCTAATAGCAGAAGTAGCTAATTCTTTATAATAGGCTCCAACCTTAATTGGAGTAGCTTCTAATTTATTTATAACGTCAATCATAGCACTGTAATCTACTGTTATAACAGGCAGTCCACAGGCGGCAGCTTCTATTTGAGGCATACCAAATCCCTCACAAATAGCATACTGTACATAAATATCAAAAGAATTGATTACCTTGATCAAAACTTCTGTATCTAATCCATTAGAAACATTCGGAGTAAATGCAGATTTTTGCTTGCATTTTACACAGGGTTGTATGCAGTCGGAGAATAGTGACGCAAAAACAGCCCCACAATTTCTACATGCGTAAGTAAAATAGATTTTATCAGCAACGCTAGAACCTTTGATCAGTTCAACAAAATCCCAACCATTATCTGGATAGCAAGTATGAAAATATAAGAATGTCTTTGCAGCAATAGCTGGGTCTAGTCTTTCTATTATTTTTTCAAATGCTCTGATTAATTCTGGATATAGCTTGCGTGGCTGATTACGCATTACTGTTCCTATAATAATAGATTCTGGGTCTATTAATAAGGCTCTGCGTATAGCAGACGTATCTTTATCGATATTGAACTGGTTAAGATTTACGCCGGGAGATACTACATCTGCAAAGTTAATTTTATTTGATGTTTGTTGATTCAATACGTCTCGTCCCCAATCAGAATATGTAAATATCTTATCAGCATTTAGATAAGTTTCTAACCATTCTTCTTTTTGTGGGGCACTATCAACAGTTGGCATCAAAAACCATTTAAAATACTTACGGAGAGGACTGTTGCCTTCAAAATAACTCATCCAATAATCTCTAACATCTATTACTATATCTGGTTTAAAATCTAGTAATACTCTATCAAATCTCCATCTTCCAAACTGATTTTCTGGTATAGAGTTTAGTTCTTGAGAACGAGGATCTTCTCTTGTTACATGATTAGGATAATACTTCCAGGGGATATTAAGACTCTCTTTTTCCCCAATAAATCCGTAACTAGCAAATTCAGCAATCTCATATTTGCCTGTATTATGCAAGGATTCTAGGAGTCGTTTGTTATAGACTCCAAAACCAGAGTGGGTCTTTATAGATTCTGAACAAACTAATATCTTCTTTTTCATAATATCTCTATTGTTGTATACTGTTAGATAAGAAATCGGGCGGGGAATCGAACCCCGCACACTGATGTTTCCTAATAAATGATTTTATTGGACAACGACACACCTAGCATCAGTTACTCATTGCTCTAGCGATTACCTTTCGCCTCCGATTTTCCTTAGAATCAAAATGGATGGTTATCATCCAAAGGTTCTGAATCCACTGACGAACTAGCTCCAACAGGTTCCGGTCTTGGTGAAGATGTTCTTAGAATAGGAGTAAATGAATTCACTCTAATTTTAAGAGACGTTTGCTTCTTACCATCCTTTTCCCACTCGTCCATTCGTAATGACCCTCTAATAAAGACAGGATCACCCTTATGTAAAACATTATTGATACGCTCTGCTGCACTATCCCAAGCTTCGCAGTTTACATATGTAGTAATCTTATTAAACTCACCATTAGCTGTCTTGTATTCGTCAGACACAGCAAGTCTAAAGTTTACTACGGCAGTAGACTTACCAGAAGTACCAACATAGCGTAGTTCTGGATCTCTTGTTAGATTACCAACCAAAATAACTAAATTCTCATTCTTCATAATAAAACTTTCTCCATGTAAAAGTAAACCCAACACTCAATAGTAACGTCGAACTAAACTTTGTCAAGTTCTAGGTAAAAAGATTTTATCAACTACAAACGAATCTTTATCCTTAGACTTATTTCCACTGAAAACTAGAACATTACCAACGAATAACTGATTTCTGAATTCTTTAAACTTTTCAGCAAAACAGATAACAGAATCTATAACTGCTGTCCCGTCTGTAATAGTAAGAAATGCCATTTCCTTACCTTTACTTTGACCGTTTTTTACCTTGGTCACATTCATATTTTCTATCTCGCCAACCAATAGTAAATTAGAACTAGTATTACCCTGTTTGAAGTCCTGACAAGAGTAATTAATCATACTGGTATCATATCGATCTACTTTGGAGCAAGTAATATTACAGCCTAATAAGGTGTGTTCTGTGTCAACAATCCAGTCTATATGATCGTCCATAGAATAGGGAGGATGATACAAACTAGAAAGTAGATTATTTATGACATCTTTTCTTTTTGCTGCAATCTTACCATTATTAATCAAATTAGATATATGGTCTTCTAATTTCTTATCTGACCCAACAATATCAATATGACCAATAACAAAACTAGATTCTTTATTAGTTAACTCACAGAAAATATCATAATCGAACATCATCTTATTTCTGCTCAAGCCTATAAAATCAGCAGCACCAGACTGTAATATGGCTTTTGCAGACGTAGAGTTTAGCTTGGATAATAGATGTAATAAATTCATCCACTTCATATTGTCTATTACAAGTTTATTGTTGTTTACTTCATTAACTAGCTTATCATATGCAGAATCACCGAATCCTTTGATATTAGTAAGACCAAAATAAATCTTATTATTCTTGAGAATAAATGTACTATTTAGTAATCTAAGATCAGGTTTTTCTATAGATATTCCCATTTCTGTGGCATTCTGATACAACTCCTTAATCTCTGCATGAGGGTCCATCTTATCTTCAGCAAATTGTAGATAAGCAGTAAAGAACTGTATAGGATGATGAGCTTTGGCGTATGCTGATAAGTAAGAACTAGAACAATAGCATACAGAATGACTTTTATTGAATGAATATTTTTGACTCTTTTCTATCCATCCAAAAATCTGTTCTGCTTCATTATCATTCACGTATCCTAATCTTTTACATCCATCCAGAAAGCTTTGTTTAAGAGCCGCCATAACATTGGCTTGTTTCTTACCAATAGCCTTTCTTAGATTATCTGCTTCTTCTGGATTGAATCCCGCTATTTCTTTAGCAATACGGATGGCTTGTTCCTGATAAATCATCTCACCATAAGTAGTGTCTAATATTGGTATTAAAGACTCATGGAAAAAGTCTACAGATTCATTGCCATTTTTCTTGTCTATATAGTGATTACTAACGCTTTTACCATCTCGTATAGCATTTAAACTTCCCGGTCGCAGAACAGCAATTAAAGCAGAAAGCTGCTCTATATTTTCTGGTTTTAACTTTTTTGCCATGGTTCTACCGAGGCGACTTTCTAATTGAAAGCATCCTTTAGTATTACCGGAGCCAATCAAATCCCAGGTTGCAGCATCGTCTAGATCTATCTTAGAAATATCGCCATCAAATATTGTCATTTTTTGCAAGAATCCTTGAATAGAATTTTTTGAGATAAGCTCTTATGTAGTTTTAGTAGTCTAATTAATATATCAGCAGTATCACGAACGTCTTTCAAGGCATCGTGTCCCCCTTCGGTTGGTATGCCAAGATATTGTCTAACATTATCTAGAGATAGACTTTTAACATCATCTAAGTTTCTAAACCAAGGATAAAGCATAAACATAACATCTAGATTGTCTCTTGGATGAAATATTTCGCTTTCACCCTCTTTAGAGGCATTATCATATTTCAAACTTAATCGCTCTATGATCTTTAAGTCAAATCTTTGTATGTTATATCCAGCCGCTATGGGAGATGAGAACTTAGTCTTCTTACTTGCTCTACAGTGATACTTATCCAGATATTGGATAAACATCTGCCAAGCCTGTTTTTGAGGTGTCGCATTTTTCCATCTATCTAAAATATCCGCTTCTGAACAAGCTCTAACCTTAGAGTGCCACTCTAAAATATTACCGTCTGCCTCATTCTTATATGAGTAAGAAGAATCTTGTTCTAGTTTGTCAGGTTTCATCTCTATATTAAACTCAGATCCTTCTAGAATCTCGTTTTTAATAGGATCTATCATTATACAAGCTAGTTGGACAGGACTACATACTTTGGGATTACTTCCATCTGTTTCAAAGTCAAATACAGCAATCTTATTATAAGATATCATTCCAATACCTCTACATCCTTAATTGGTTCAACCTGAATCTTACCACCCTGATCATTCACAGCACTATTATATGTGCAGCAACTGGTCTGCTCTTGCTCTATCTTTGTATAGATTTCGCCATCTACCCATTTGAACTTATCTCCAACAGCCAATTCTGAAAATTGCTTAGTCATAATTTATGCTCCTATTTTTAACATATCTCTAATAGCCATCATTTTATCTAACATTGCCACGCCAAGAATATCCATCTTAACTATACCAAGACTTTCTAAATCTGCCATTTCCATACCCGCAATAGGATTTCCTGTCTTACTATCATAAATCATCGGGCAGATTTCAGCAAGTGGGGTTGAGCTAATTGCTAGACCAGCAGCGTGTTTACTCTGGTTTGTTTTAGTACCCTCTAATCTAATTGCCTGCTCAAATCTCTTAGATAGTGGACCCGATAGAGTTCCATCCTCTTCTAATTGACACCATGGAGATAGTTCCTTAGAATTATTCTCTAGTGCCCATCGAATAATAGATGCCTCACCACCATCTTCTTTCATTTGTTGTAGTTCGTCAGAGATTTTGGATTCATCAGGAATAAACTTAGTAATCTCATTCATTTCAGCAAAAGAGACATTTCCGTATACTCTTAGAACATCTTTAATTGCTCCTCGTCCCTTCATCTTATTAAAGGTAATCATTTGAGATACTTTATCATGACCATATTTATCCTTAATATAGTTGATAATATTCCCTCTTTGTCTAATAGGAACGTCTACGTCAATATCTGGTAGAGATATATGATCAACCGTATTACGACCAGAGTTATAAAATCTTTCAAACATTAGATCATACTTGATTGGATCAATAGCCGTGATGCTAACCAGATACGATACCAAACAGCCCGCAGCGGAATTATGTACCCCTATTCCTTCTACATTATAAGACGCTGTATTTTTTACAGAAATATCGTGAACAATACCCTGATAATTCTTAATTACTGTTTTTTTCTTTAATTTCATAATGTAATTTTCTAGCTTTTTTATAGTTGGTTTTTACTTCTATCTCATTATCAAATATTATCCAGAATTTTCCCCCTGGGGTTCTTTTTAAACTTCCACTATATCATCATCGTCATCAAGGTATTGAGCCTCTATCCAACCTCTATTATGAGTTAAGAATTTATGATCTTTTGTACATCTAATAATTATACCATTTTCAAATTCTAACTCAAGAATATCCTCCAGTATATCATATTGTAATGTATCATATACTATCTGTGGATTTCCAAATGCATCAATAACAGAGTCCCCAACTACTACATTTTTAATAGCTTTAAATGTACCATCAGACATCTTGATATTTGTTTCTGGAACAAAACAACCTCTTCCTGGCCCCGGAAGCCAATTGTTTTGTCGAACGTGATTTAGTACGTCTTGCAGGATTAAAAAATAACTAGACAATCCGGCCCCCTGGAGAACACCCAACTCCATCTTTATTCTATCTACATATTTTTCATGATCTTCTTTGGGGATAACTGAATCTATTTTAGTTTTCCATCCTGTTCTACAGAGATGTCTTAAATATTCATCTTGGTCGAATTCTGGTGGACAAGGAAATGATGGCAATAGGGGCTTTGAATTAACATCATAAAGCTCTATCATACTATTGATCAGATTGGTATTCTCAATCTCTTCTTCTGTATGTAGGGCCGACATTTCAAAACTATCTAGAATATGATAGTTATCAGAACGGAAAAAACAGTCCATTCCAAAACTCTCATTCTCAATGATTTTCTTATTAACATCAGCTATAGTAGTCTTAAGATTATTACACAATAAAATCCTCTGATCAACACTATCGCTCTTTTCGGCATAGTGGGCGTCTGGTGTGCATATGACTTTCAATCCTGTTAATTTAGCAAGTTCACGCACCTTTTCTGTCACAATCACTTGATCTGGATTATACTGCTTATCCATTAACTGTGCTTCTAGGAAGAAGTTTTCTTTTCCAAAAATATCAGTTAATAGCCCCACATGAGACAATCCCTGATTTTTCCAATCAGAATCATCTAACTGCATAATCTTGTTAGACAATGTTGATCCTAAGTGTCCAGCAAAAGCTATTAGATTACCGTCTACTAATTCTCCTAGAGTTTTGAGATCTAGTCTTGGTTTATAATAGAGATTTTCTAATTTATTACTTTCTGATACTATCTTAATAAGATTCTTCCATCCTTTTTTATTCTTAGCTAAAACCACTAGATGGCTTAGTTTTCTATTCTCGGGAGTTTTGATCTTACAATCTTGATCACTGATATATAGTTCACAACCCAAAATAGGTTTGATTCCAGCCTTTTTCATCACATTATGAAACTTTACAGTACCAGAGATAGTTCCATGATCCGTTAAAGCACAGGCCGATGCTGCTATTTTTTTACAACGGGCGGCTATTTGCTCGGGGCGGCTTAGTCCATCCAAAAGTGAGTCGTGGGATTCACTTAAGAATGGACGTGTAAAGGCACATATCCCTTATTCACGTCCATACTTTATATTCTCCTTGTTATTAACTACCTGTTCACACAATTTAACAAATTTACGCAATTCAAAATCTAGTTTCATTTTATTGATACTAGTATCTGTCCACCAAACATTGTCTTTGGTATATCCTTTGGAACTATCTATTCTGTCTACTGATCCATTTGTATCAAGATCAATATCTATGTCAGTAATGGCGCATTTTCTATTTTGTTGCTCAAATAGTTCCCATAGAAACTGTGCAGTTAGATCAAACTCCCATCCTTTTTTCTTAGCTCTAAGCTTAATCTCTGCTATTCTAGAACCACTAACACCACAGTATCCTTTCCATCTATGGTTCTTAAGTCTGTTTTTATAACAGCCACAACTAACAATTCTACCATTCTTTAATTGAGATGTACCAACCTTAGATAGTTTACCACACTGACATCTACATAACCAAATATGGGCTCCATTTTTTCTTTTACCACAAACCTTGATAGTTGTTAAGAATTTGAATGTATCTCCTGATGATATTTCTTTTTTTCTATTTTCTCTAGGTATTTGATAGTAGTCTAGATAGTTATAAATAGTTCTGGGTGATACTCCGCATTTTTTAGCAATCACATATGGTCCGGTTTTATTGATACTATATTCTTGAAGCAAATATTCTTTAGTAATTTTAGTATCATAGCATTTAACAAATCGACCATTACTTATTTTTCTACCTTTGATTTTGGACATAATAGTATTTCTCCTTCATTTACACTATACACCAAAATTACTGATTAATGACTATGTGCGTGAAGAGGAATATAGTTTTTCATTCTTGTTCCTGTGTATATCCACAATCTGTAAATAATGCTGTTAAAACCCGCTGTGCTACTTCAAGAGGTACTCCTGCGGCATCAGCGATCTGTTGACCGTATATATTATCTCTAGCGTCTTGCTCAAATCGTCGCAAATCACCAGCTATTAATCTTTGTGCAGGATAGGTGTTGGGTTCAACGCTATATCCACCAATTAAATGATTGCGGTTAATTACTCTCGGATAGGTCATTGGATATCCCATTAGATGGTCCTTTATTAATAATTTCTTCTAATTTTTTAAACAAATCTTCCATTTCTTTATTATATCTTGCCCAACAATTACATTCACTCCCCGCGAGGTCATTAGAGCATCCATCTTCTGATAATGGACAAGAATACCAATTATCTTCACAGCTATAATGTTGTCTATATGCTAGTTTTTTAAGCTTTTCTAATAGGTCGTTCATTTCTTATGTCTCCAAACACAATCATATAATACATGACTATTAACTATGCCATAGGGACCATAAAGACGATTATCACATATCCATATCTCAAGATCCCGGCTTAACCATTTACCCTTTTCTTTCCAATTAAAAGTCACAACAATACAGTCATTATCCTTTAAATTAAATCTTTGTGTCACAAGTATTCCGGCTTGTTGATCGGGGTTGTCTAGTAATTTACTTGGATTATGAGTTATGTAAAATAATACAATCGCTATTATTAGACCCTTCATTTACTTTCCCACAATTTGTACAGACTAGCTGAAAGATCTCCTAACCACTTAGAGTCTTCCTTTGAAATTTTTGCACAATCATCGTATTGATGCATTTCGTGACGAATCTTTTCCGCTTCATCCGATTCATCCCTACCCTCTTTGATAAGCTGATGAATTTGAACAGTCAGTTCGACCATACGCTTGATATTATATATCTCTCTGTACATCATTTTCCTTTCCTTGCCAGTGCCGATATTTCCATACACGACGAATGATTTTGTCTTTCAAATTCAAGCTGACTATTTAGCCATCCAATAGCGGCTAATAGCTCGTCTCTACTCAATTCCTCAGAAGGAATGCCAAATAACAGAAATTCTGTCTTATGAGATTTTACCCACTCTTCTGGAATCATTTTGTTTCCCCTTTATAAAAAGGCCCAGTGTTATTTACTAAGAATCTAATCAATTCACTAGTACCATAAACCATGTCCGCTCCAGCTTTACATAGAGATTCTTCTATAGCTTCATCAATGAGTCCTTTTTCTACACAAGCTTTATACAAAAAGTCTTCATTATCCCAATCTTCTTTTTCGTAAAGCTTAAAGTCTTCTAAAAGATAGTCAATGGAATTATAGACAAATTCTGGATCTTGAGAACACCATTCTCCACCAGCTTTGTCTGGTGATAGCTGAATTCCTATCCATGCCATTTTGCCATAACGAGTCATTTGGGGAGAGTCGCTAGTTACTAACCCTAGCATCCCTGCTTTACATCTAGCAATACAACCTTTTTTAATTGCCATTATTTCTGTTCTCCAGCTTAATAAGTCTTGAGTCTATAAATACTATATCTTTACTCAATTCCTTCATCCGTCCCTCAAGCCTCTCCAAGTCTGCTTCAAGTGTAATTATAGTATCCATTCTCCATAATGCTCCAAAGATTGAGGCTACTAACCCAAGCACTATAGCTAAAATTCCAATAAATTGTAAGACTTGTCCTATCATTTTGCCTCCAGTTCTGCCACGCGGGCACGAAGCCTCTCAATCTCGCACCAATTGCAATCATGTTGTACCCAGTTGGTGGCAGTCAAGCTCCCATGTCCCTGCGGACATTCTTTAAATACGATGGTGCAATGTTTCATGCCTTCTGGAAGCTGGTTTAACACCCTGGCGTAATCCGCCCCTAAAGAGTCTAGCTGATAAGCAATATCCTCAACATAAGAAGCTCCCTTTATGTTCTGATTAAACATCGCAATAGCTAACTTCTCAAGATACAAAGCAGAAATGCTGGTGTCTTCAAATAGATTCTCCTGCGGAGGCTCGGGCCAAAGATTTTGTCTCAGTTCTTCTGCGTATTCTCTTGCTTGAAAATCTCTCTTAGTCATTTTTTCTCCTTTTTATATCCTAGTAACATATGAAAATCTTTTCAGTCATGATCAAAACTATCAACAACAATAGAATCTTTTGTTACTCTAATTTGTGCATGATCTCCAAACATTTCCTCAAGACATTCTTCCCCTATAGAGTCGAGTAGTTCTTGAACATCCGAAGTAATCTCTACAAGATTTTCTAAAGCCGCAATTTTCTCTTGACTTTCTTTATTTTTTCTGGCGTCTTTAACCTCCCAATCACTTATCCCCTCTTCTCCGTTAATCATGGCATCATTAACATTAAAATAACAAGTCTCTCCATCATTCCAATATGGAGTATATTGCGTCCAAGAAAACTCTTCTAATTGCTCATGTGTTTCAAAAAGTTCTTTTGCAACAGTATTGAAAATAGCTTTTGACTCTTTCAACATCTTTTTCTTTGCCTCACTAATAGCAAGGTGGAGTTCTTCTAACTTTAGTTTTGTTTCAGTTTTCATAGTATTTCCTTTAGTCTAAGTTAATAACCTTACGAATTTTAGTTTTCTCAATCTTTGTAAAAGAAGAAGGAACACCCTCCTTACCATTATTCATCCAGTTCTTGATCTCCATCTCTTGAAGATAGTCTTGGGCCGTGGGAATAAATTTCATACCGAAATCTTCAAGGATATGCTGTTCTCCGATATCTCTAACAGAAACTTCTTTATTATCAGAGTTCTTTATAATCGCACCAAAAATCTTTTCAAGTGGTCCATCGGCACTAATAAACCAGCTATTATGAGTCAATGTTCTATGTCTATTATCTGCAATAGCTCCTTTGCTACTATCCATTAGATTATGAATAGCCATATAATCTTCGGGAACCCCTCCAAATTTTCGGGCACTATTTTTAGCATGAATCCACGGCTTGCTCATATTTCATCCTTAACTATTCTAACTAATCCGGTGGTAGCCGCATAAATTCCATTGAACCAGTCTCTAATTCGTTCTTCATTAGCAGACTTATCATAATGACAAGTTTGTGCTAGATCAGTCGAAACAGAATCTAACTGATCTATTATAGCATTGAGTTTTCTTTTTAATTCCTTTTTCGTCATTCTATGCTTCCTGGGGCTTTATAATGTCCCACACTAAAGTTTGGCTTTGTATATTCTTTAACAACTTCATCTATACCTTTGACCTCAACATCATGCTTAATTTGTTCACACATGGTCATTGGTTGGTGTAGCGGTGTTGTTTGTCCCTTGCGGTACTCAATTATACCATCGATTCCCTCCGTGTCAAATGTGTTTTTTCCAAAATGGCACAACCGATTACACATCCAAGATTTATTTAGTCGGGGAACTGTTGTATGTTTAATCTTTTCAAATTTATCTCTTATCATAGATTCTGTTTTTAATAAATCATTTTTATCAAAACAAATACTAAAAGGACCACCATCATTAATATAGTTAATAGTAACCATAATATTCTCAACATTTGGATACAAGTGTTGCACCGCATAGTGGTAGATTTTTAACTGTGGATCATTTTGAAGAACTTCCTGGGTTTTTTCCTCTCCAGTTGTCCAGTTTTTTCTACGTCCCGTTTTCCAATCTATAATCTCATAAAAACCATCATCAACTTTAGTTATAAGATCAACGGTCCCTTTGAGAGCTAAGTGTCCAGTTATTTTACCTTCGGGAGTATCAAAAGTATATTTAGCCCAGGGTTTTTTGATCTCAAAATCAAATTTTTGTTCTGGACAAACTATTTCTCTATTTCTAGGATCAAACATTCCATTGTTAAAATCTATAGTCTTATAAGTCCAGTCTTTACAGTCGCGGCGATCTTTGTCTGTCCATTTATGATGAGGATTGCCTAAACTATAATGATCATATACAATATTAATAATTTTATCTAGATCATATTTCTTAATATCTATTGTGCCAACAATATCGTCGGTAAAATACTGTTCTTTATTTTGCTTGTTATATTTTATAAAGGCTAATATCTCTAAAACTTTATGAACAATTGTGCCTTTATCAGCTTTGAGCCCACTTTTACCTCGCCACCCTAGTACATACTCCATAAAGTACTGATGTTCGCAGCTAGAATGGGTGTTATAGGAAGAACTTCTAAAGTATGTAATTATCATTTATGATGTTTACCTAAGTAGTAGAAAAAATAACAAATAGCAACTATTACAGATAAAAATATTGACCAGCCCGCTACAGGAAACATAACCCATAGGTAGAGTGATATGGCAATAAAATTCTCAAGAGGGTTCATTAGTTGCACCTATAAAATTCATAATAATAGGATGTAATGCGTCTGTTTGTTCCTGAATTGTCATGTTTTCATTATCGATAACGTGACTAAAATTACTCCAGTCAAAATTATCTTTATCTAATGCACACTCTGGTTTTGACTTTGAATCTACTGGATTTCTAGTTAGACGAATCACCTCATTAGCTTCATTATGCTTAAAAATTGAATCTACTTCGTCTGGAAATCTCACATCTGTTATAATAGCAAATTGTGGAGATTCTCTTTCGATTCTTCTAATAGTACAGTCACTCCAAACATTGTTCCTTATACCACGAAATACATCTGTGCCTATATATTCCATAACCTCTCTGCCGGTCATATGCCCTCTTTTAGACTTTACAATCCCCGGCATATCTGACCATTTAAGATGTGTTTCTTGGTTCTTACCTTGTTCATCATAACATTGTTCATATGTTAATCCCAAGATATTCATACAGACATCATTTTTCAAAGCGTCTGCTAGACTATAAATAGTTAAAGTTGGAGTTAATTTGAATATTGTTTCTGCTATTTCAAGATCAATTTCACCAATACCCAGATAATACTGTTGTGGATCAAAAATAACCTCCTGATCATTTTGCTTCAAAACTCTAATAAATCCATTATCTGCAATATCTACTTCTTTAAAGAGTCCAGAGTGAAGCAGAAATAGTGAGTACATGAAGTTGGCACTGGTGTTTTTACCACTTGTTTTCTTACCTGAGAATGCTATGATTTTTGTCATTTTTTGATCCTGTCTAGAATTAGAGATTTGAATAAGTCTTTGTCGGTCTTGTAAAGTTCAGCAACGTCCATTTCGGCGGGCATTATGATATGTTCAATATTATAGGTTTTAGAGCATTTTTCGTCAATCTGCTTTCTGCCAAGTTCGCCCGCTTCATCACCATCCATTATTGTAATTATCTTCATAGCCCCTGTCATATCTAACATCATCTTTTGACGATCTGTAAGATGACTACCAAATGTAGCTAAACTATTATGAATACCAGCCTGTTCTAAAGTCCAAACATTGCCGGGGCTTTCCACTAAAATAACATTACCAGTGTCCAGAATACTTTCTTTTGCAAACCAGACATTGTACAAGTGATCTTCTGCAACAAATCCTTTACTATGTCGCCACTTTGGAGAATATTCATTATTTATCGTGCGTCCGGTACACCCTATCATGCCTTTATAGTCCATATCATATATTGGAGCTACTGCCCTACCAACCATTTCTTTTCCAGAAGTAAAACAGTCGCCCACATCATATTTGGTCAGAATATCTTTTGAAAACCCTCTATTAAGAAAGTATTTACTAGGAATTTGTAATGATGATACTATTTTGCTTCTGGGTACAAGATTAGTTTTTTTAGCTTTAGTACTTAGAATATTAGTATTCTTAACAAAACTAGCATTAGGATTATGTTCTACTTTTATAGAATTGATGTCCTTAATAGATAAGAACTTCATGGCAAATAACATAGTGTCCTTGAAAGACACAGTATCATCACCTCTTTTTTGCCAGTTTAGTTTTTGCTTAGATAAAACGCCCCTAATAAAACCAACAATTGAAGGCAAGAATATCTTTTCACACTGATGAGTTCTACACTTCCAATTTCCTCTATAAGAATCGCCAGTATGATATAAATTCAAGGCAGATGGATTGTCTCCACCATGAATAGGACAGCACATAGAAATTCTATCGTTAGTATCGGTATATTCATCAGAATCGATATTTAGCACAGATAACAGATCGGTAATTCTATTGCATAAGCTGTCGCAAACAACATTTAGCTTATCTTGATCAATCGAACGGAACTTCGTCCCCTGATTGTTCTCCGTCCATTTTGAATCCATTGTCTTCACCATTATTATTTCCTAGCAGTTCCAATTTTGTTTTACCTTCTGTAATCTTCGCACACCAACCCTTCATATGACAATTAATATAATCGTTGTCATCAAGACCTCCACCGTGTCTAGCAATTAGGGTAATTAGCTTTCTATTACCATTTGTAGGTCCGTCCTGAGCTATTTCCTCATCGCTCTTACGTTTAAAAATACTGAAATTACTACATAGCCAGATAATACGATCAGACATACTGGCAGAGTCTGTAGTCTCTTTAGTAATACCATCTCTATTTAGCTGCATAAATGCTAGGATAGGAATTTTATATTTGTGGGCGAAGTTATGTAAATGAGTCATCATAAATCCAAGGATTTGATATTCTTTCATATCCTGGGAGATACCCGCACTATCCATAAGCTTCAGATAGTCATAAATAATAACACAGGGTTTAGCTGTGCCATCACTATTTAATCCCACCTGTTTGATAATCCATCTACGCATAAGACTAAGCTGTTCATCAAAAGCTTTTCCGGCAATACTCTTAATATATAAGGGCGCTTTGCTTAATTTTTCCGCAGCAGCATTGATCTTAGCTTCTAAAATAGATGACTCTGCGAACTTTCCGGTTTCAATCTTATTGATTTCTATTTCTGTTAACATCGCTAATATTCTATGAAGATGATCTTCTTTTGTCATTTCTGTATCTAGATTTAGTACAGGAATATTAAGATTAATAGCAATATGACAACCAACATTATCAGCAAATACTGTTTTACCAGTTTTAGGACGGGCTCCCACAACATTAATAGTACCACCTCTTAATCCGCCCCCAATAGCAAAATCATAAGCCGAAAACCCTGTGGAAATACCAATTTGGTCTGTTGGATTTTCTTTAAGTTGTTTTAGATATTCGGTCAGATTTGTGGCAATAGGGATCGGATTATTATCAGAATCATCTAGGGCTGTACTAAAAGTCAGAATGGGTTCTTCTGCTATACTCATAATCTCAGTAATAGATTCGGACCCATCAATCTCTAATAAACTATCCTTGATTTGCTCTACTTTAGCGTGGAGCTTTCGGGCAATTTCTAGCTTTTTGATTTTAGCGGCAAACTTACGCAGATTCTCTATTTTTGCAGGAAAATCGATGATAGCTTTTAGATGTTGAACTTCTTCTTTCTTTTCTAACTTATGGTCCAGATTAAGTTCTTTTGCAGCAGAATATATTGAGGCAACGTCTATTTGACTGGATTCATTACTATTACATATTTTCTGTATACACTTAAATATAATAAGATTACTATCGATAGTAAATGACTGTTCACAAATAATATCAGCAACTTCAGTATAAGCTATATCACCATGACGGCAAATAATAGCTAATACTGCTCGTTCTGCCGATGGATCGCTTAGAATATTCACAATAAACCTTTCTGTTATCAGCCACTACTAGTAGAACATTGATTACACTTATATCTGGCAGCATCATAAACTATGCCGGGATTAATCTTTTCCTTTTTTCCACAACATCTACAAACTACATTAATTAAATCCAGAGCTTCTCTTCTTTCTGATGGGCGTCTATTTTTAAGTAGTTTTTTATCTGTCTTAGCATCGGCCTTATGGGAGTTTTTTATCTCCATACTATCAAATAGATTTGGTCTATTAGACTTTCTGAATTTAGTACTCTTGACCCTAATTTTAGTATCTTCTTCTACAACACTAACGGCGGGTTTTTTAGAACGCGAACGTTTTGCTTTTTTAGGCTTAGGTTCAGAATTCGCTTGTTCATCCCCGCCAGCTTTGGCTATTAAGTTTGCTATAGCTAGTAATAGTTCTGGATTTTCTTTTATTAATTTTTCAATGTCCATTATTTCTCACCCTGTTCATTTCTATAGTTCTAACGGCATCAGATAGGTTTTTAATACCACCGGCTAAATAAGACAATCTATCTATTCTTTGTTGAGAATAAATTCTAATACTATCTAACGCTGAAGCTCGCTCATTGTGTTTAATGGCTTGTAATGATTTTTCAACATAGCCATAACCCTTTTGTTGTTGAATCTCATCAGCGATAGTTTTCTTAATCTCATTCTCTGCCCAATTATGTCTAGCGTGTTCTCTGTTGATTGTTCGCTGGATGTGAAAACCAAACTGAGCCAGTCTATAACATATCTCCGCACAGCCCTCTTTTGTCAATTTTTCCAATACTTGTCTATCCATTGTCAGATAAGACTCTAATTCTTCTTCTGGTAATGCAGATTTATTGTATTTAGGTAGTCCTATGCTTTTTTCATAATCATCTAGAATATTATCCCAATAAGCGATATCTTCTTTTGCCGTTCTCATTTGATTACGCATTCCTTCCATTCTTCTTGTTTATCGTAAGCTAGTTCTACAAAAGATATTCCATTCAATTCGCACCAGTATTTTTTATCCTTATCTCTTTTCTGTGCTTTTGCAAAAGATAGGACATTGCCATGAAAATGAGGAACGTATTTATAATGTTGTTCACCGTGTATTTCTATGCACTTTTTTAATAAAGGTATGTAGAAATCAAGGTATACTATTTCATTTTTTCTGAGATAAACAGGAACCTCTTCTAATATCTGCATAGTTGGATAACAGTCTTTGATTAAAGACCTAGCCGATAAATGATAACTAGATTTAGCAGCATTACCCGGATAGCATCCATTAATATTCCAGTTGATAAGATTATTATCTAGATCGCGTACTTTAATCACTTAGTAAATCCCATCATCTTTTGAATTTCGTTGAATAGTTTATTATAAGCTTCTTCGTTTTCTAGTAAGAAATTTCTTATCTTTTCAGTACCCTGAAACTTAGCTTTCGTTTCATCCCCTAAATAAGATAGTGTATACCAAGCACCAGCCTTATCAATTAAACCCAAATCGCAACCTAATACAATAATCTCCATATATCTATCAATCCCCTGACCATATCTGATATAACTTGTACAAATACCACCAGGGGGAGCTATGGCTGTCCACTCTGCTTTCCATTCAACTTCTTTTCCTATTTCAATATTCTCCGTACCTAATAACCAAGGCTTAGATGTTTTGGCACGAAGCTTTACATCACATTGATAACCGATAGATTGACCACTCTTCTCTTTAAATTCTGCACCATATCCTGTTGGATTACCCATTAAGTGAGTAATACCAATGACAATATTCTTGTTGACGGGAATGATATTGGCCGCTTTTCTACAGAACTTTGATAAGAGTTTTGCACCATCGGCTCGTTGCATTTTATCCATTCCACTTGTCATCTCTGCTTCTGTACAAATAGCAGAGTATGAGTCTATGATCATTATACAGTTAGGGACGGTGCTGATGATCTGGGTGGCTATTTCTAGATATTTTTCACCAGTTAAGATATTACCCTGAGTAGATTCTATGATATTGAAATTCTCTAGGTCTAATCCCTTGATACCTAAGAGATCGCGGCGTTTTAAACGACCCTCAATGTTTAGATAGTACACGGGGCGAGAACCATATTCTTTTTTCTGTGCATTAGATGCAAAATCTAAACTGGTTAATGTTTTGCCGCATTTTGGTTGACCTGTAAATGTTACAAAACTACCTTCTGGAATACCTCCACCCAAAATCATATCTACTGCGGGACTAACGGGAATAACAGTTAATTTTTTTTCTACAAGATGGTTGCCTCCTATGATTACATTATCGCCAAATTCCTTTGTAATAGTTTCTTTAATTCCCATTATCTATGTCCCTTAATATATCTAGTGAATTCTTTTTGACTGTTCTATTTTTTCCAACAGAATTAGCGAATCTATCTATTTTGGGAACAACTGGTGCTGGCATTGCATCCAGCCTATCCTGCTCCTCTTGTATTATAGGAAGCAAGTGAGGTGCCCGCAAAGAGTAAATTCTGGATGCTTTATCATGATATAATGCTTTTACAATAGCTGTTTCACTAAACTGTTTTAATAGTTTGTGGGCTGATGCTATTTGATTACGATAATAAGCAGACCATTCTTTACTCACCCAAAAACGATAATGCAAATCTTTTCGTTCATACTGGGCTTTTTTCTCACATATGACCTCTGTAATATATTGAGCAGCGGACACTTCTTTGCCATTGGAATATTTCGATGGATATTTTTTAGCCACATTAACCCTTCGGTCTAAAAATATGATCAGTAGATCTGCTACTTGTACGATCTATGTTCTTCATTAAAGCGTCTCCTAACATAGATGCTTGTTGTGTCATAACGGCAACACCACGATCTTTACCAGCAACGCTTTGTTTAATCATAAACTTATCTGGTTTATTAAGATTTGCAGGATTGTCTTTCTCTGCAACAACAGTTTCCACAACCTTTTGTGTTTCTTCTACTATTTTTTGCACTGCTTTGATGGGTAATTTTAGCTCCTTAGATATCTGTTCCGCTTCTTTACCAGACAGAGCCAAATATAATATGGCGTATTTTTCTATTTTCTTCATTGCATTCCTCTTTCTGCTAAAGTAAGATGACCGGGATTTTTTGTTCTCAGAAAAGATAAATAAAGATTAAAGGTATTTTCATTGACTTCTTTCATTCTAAATTCTTCTCTGCCTATTTTCTTATTTACGATATTTGCTCTACCTTCTGTATACAGTCCAATAGGATTATATATTCTACCATGTGCCCCCACCTTTATCAAGTGACGAGTCTTTGATTTAACTATTTGTTTTTCGCTATTGTAATAATGTATTCTTTTGGCAAGTACTTTGTTATTATCTGTTGTTATTCGTGGATTTTTATCATTATCCAAATATTCCTGACTACCAAGTACAGTAAAATATTCTATATCTTTAAGATATTCTTCCTGATGATTAATTGCAAATTCATTCATCGTTCACCTTCTTTTGATTAATAAAGTATTCTGAACAAGTCTTTTCCAGAGAAATTTCTATAGATGAAAACAGTTTTGTTAAAAATTCATCGCTGTTGTCATAAATAGGTATTTGATAATGTTTTTGAATTTTTTCTAATAGTTCGTCCGCTACTGTGACTGATTCACCCTGTTTAATTAATGAAGCATTAACAGTAATTGTGATACTAGAAGGTTTTTCAGAAGAAGATTCATTAGAGTTTTCTACCGCATTGGAAAGTTTTTGCATCTTTTCTAGTAAGATATAGAACTGTTCCATTTCTTGAGGAGATATTATCTCATGTAATTCTTCTAGCTTGACTTCTTTCTTTTCTTGCTGGTTTTCTGTTGGTCTATCCATTTCCATTTTCTTTTTGAGGGTTTTTTTAACCTACTCATTCCTGTTGGTAGAGGATCGTCCGGTTTATTGAATCTGTATTCATTGTGTTTTCTAAATAGATGTTCCTTATGGTCTTCGCTCATCCTGTCTCTATTTCTATCTGCTAAATCTCCAACAGTGCTTAATTCACTATCAGACTTTTTTATAGAACCAGCGATATTAATACAGTCATCTTGGTAGCATCTATTTAGTTTTTTGCTTTTACATTTTTCACATTTATATGCCTTCGCATCGTATTGTGAGAATGATAAGATATCTGTGAATTTATGGTTGCATTTTTCGCAAACAAAAGTATACTCTGGCATATTAATCTTTCTTATTATGTATTTCGGTCCAGTATTTTGTTGACGATGCGGTTCCCATTATTTTCCATCTTAATATCGCCTGTTCTCTTATCTTCTTTTTTTCATTATCAGACATATGGCTTCCATTCTTCTGGAATATTAGTCATGTTGTCTAGGAATTCATAGATAGCAAGATACTTCTTACCGCCCGATGGCTTTTTAGGTAAATTTCTTAGTTTCATACCCGCTTCTTTAAGTGTCATACTGTCTTTCTTAGAATTACATGGATAGCAGGCTGTCACAATATTGGTCCAAGTTGTAGGCGAAGTATTCTTATCCCACTTTGATCTAGGAATTACATGATCATAAGTTAGTTTCTTAAACTCATCAAATTTTGCACCACAATACTGACAGGTAAAGTCATCTCTAGTGAATAGGTTTTTTCTAGAGAACTTAACTTCCCCGTGTTTCATAGCAAAATAAGATAATGTTTTAGCTATCGCTGGTATTGGTTCATATCTATTTCCAGAACGAGTGATAAAATCGTCTTTATAGAAATCAATAAATTCAATACCTAGTGGTGTTTCAAAATACTTTGCATACCACTTTTGTGCCCGTTTCCAATCTATAATCCTCATTGGAGTATAATCAGAATTTAAAACCAAACACTTTGAGTGACCAATTTTCATTTTAAATCAAGTTAACCTTTCAATGTTTGCTCATAAGTATCTAATCTAGATAGTATGCTTGCTATTATAGGATTTCTAACAATATCTGATGCGTGTAATTGGACGATATCAAGACGATCAATTGTTCTTAATTCATTTAATACAGTTGAGAAACCCCCAGCGTCTCTCCAATCTAGGTCTGATTGCCCAACATCGCCCGTCAGAATCATTTTACTACCCATACCTAATCTTGTCAAGAGCATTTTCAATTGTTTGTATTTAGCATTTTGACACTCGTCAGCCACAATAAAAGAATGATGAAAGTTACGACCTCTCATATGAGCAAGTGGTACAATTTCAATCTTCTCATGTAACTTGAATGAATTATAAAGATCTTTACTAATAAAATGCATAATTTCATCTAAAATTGGCAATAGATAAGGATGTAGCTTTTCTTCTGCTGAACCCGGTAGATAGCCCATTTTTTCGCCCGATTCTACACACGGTCTAGTAATGA